GATGTAGCCTCTAATGGTGCTTTAGCAGTATTAACGGATGGTAACTACTTTGATGTCACAGGCACTACAACCATCACAAGCATCAACACCACAGGTGGCACTGGTACGCTTATTAAGCTTCACTTTGATGCAGCTTGTCAGCTTACGCATCACTCAACTAATTTAATCTTAGCTGGCGCAGAAAACTTTACAACTGAGGCGGGAGATGAGCTTGAGTTTGTAGAGTATGACACTGGTAAGTACCGTCAGACAGGTTGGTGTCTTGCTGGCACTGCACCGGGAGGCGGTGGAGGTGGAGCTTTCTTGGGTGAAGGAGCTTCTGGTGAAAGTGTTGGAACAAGCGGTGACATCATCCGGGTCAACGAAGCAATACTAAACACTTCGCAAACAATGGCAGCAACAGACAACGGTTCAGCGACTGGCCCACTTTCGGTAGCTTCTGGAGTGACGTTAGTCATTTCAAGTGGAGCCACCTTTGTAATAATATAAGGCATATAACATGAGTACGATAAAAGTAGACACAGTTAATGAGAAGTCCACAAACGGGAACATAGCGGTTATCCCAACCGGATCAGGCAAGCTGGTTCTTGATGGTCTGACTTGGCCTCATGCAGACGGCAGTGCAGGTCAGCTACTCAAGTCCAACGGCTCTGGAGTTCTCAGCTTTGTTGATGCTCCTAGTGCTGGGTTTACTCAAGGAACAGAGCAAGCAACCACTTCTGGAACTAGTTGGACATTTAGTGGTATTCCAGCGGGCGTAGACATGGTTGTGATCAATTGGTACGGATTTTCAATGTCTGGTGCTATTACAGACATCGATGTCCAAATTGGTGACGCAGGAGGAATTGAAGCAGGTTCGTATATTTCTTCTGCTATGAAATTTGAGAGCGATGGCACAAGAGATTACAACAAAAGTACGTCTGCGTTTAACATAGTTCAAAATATAGCCGCTGACGCAATTCATGGAACAATGGTTTTGACGTTAGAAGATGCCGCTAATCACGCATGGCTGTCTACCCACGTTTTTGAAAACTCTGGTGCGGATGCTATACAATGGGGCGGCGGGTCTAAAACACTTTCAGGAGCGTTAACTCAATTAAAAATCAGCGGCGGCACAGGCGATGCTGGCGCAGTTAACATTATGTACCAATAAGGAGATAGAAATTGTCCACAATTATAACAGATGCAGTCACGGCTCTAAGTGGCAACTTAGCTCTAGCTCCTGAAGGTAGTGGAGTTGTAACTATTGACGGATTAACCTATCCAGCGGCTGACGGCAGTGCAGGGCAGGCAATAGTCACAAATGCTAGTGGAGTTTTAAGTTTTGCAACACCAGCAGGTTCTTTTAAATCTGTACAAGTTTTTACATCATCTGGGACTTGGACTAGGCCTTCTGGAATTACTCTTATTAAAGTTACATTAGTCGGTGCTGGTGGAGGTGGCGGTGGTGGTTCTCCAAGTGGTGCTTCTGGTGGTGGTGGCGGTGGCGGCGGTGGAGCTATTGAGCTTATTGATGTAAGCAGTGTTTCTTCTGCAACAGTTACAATTGGAGCCGGTGGAGCTACTGGAGCTTCCAGGTCTATCGGTGGAACTGGTGGCACAACATCATTTGCAGCCCTTTGTAGTGCAACGGGTGGTGTTGGCGGTGGAAGTTCTGCAAACACAACTGTTAAATTTGGTGGTGCAGGTGGGGCTGGTAGTGGCGGCAGTATTAACTTTACTGGCGGCGGCGGTGTGTCAGGAGCATCAGGCGGATCACGAACTGGTGGTGCTGGCGGCAATAGCTTTTTTGGCGGTGGTTCTAGAGGTAACGCTGAAACTGGTGGTGCTGGTGACGCTGGCTTTGCATTTGGTGGCGGTGGTTCTGGCGGAGAAACAGACGGTCAAGTTGGTGGAATAGGATTTAAAGGTGCGGTTTATGTTGAGGAGTATTCGTAATGACAAAGAAGGCACTGATTCAAGGAACTAGAATTTGTGAGTTTGCTGATACTCCATTTGAAGTTCATCCAGATTTAAAATGGGTTGACGTTGCAGACAATACGACAACTCAAGATACCTATTCGGATGGTGCAGTTGTTACTTATGTTGAACCTACGCCAACAGTAAATCAAGCTAGACGAGCTGAGTATGGATTAGTAGGAGACCAACTTGACATGCAATATCACGATTTGGTTAATGGCACGACTACCTTTAAAGACCATATAGCTAAAGTCAAGTCAGACAACCCGAAGTAGGAGATTAAAATGAAAGAATTTACAGCCGTAGTCTCCCACAATGGTGGGGCTATTACAAAATACCAAGACTTTGATAACAAATCTGAAGCTGATGCTCATGTCGTTACTTATGGCGGCAAGGTAGTTCAAGGCTTAGATAATCAATTGGCTTACTGGGACGTAAGCGGTGACACTGCATCTAAGGACACCGACCAACTAGCAAAGGATCAACTGGCTGATAAGTGGGCAGCAATTAGAACACAACGTGACACGTTGATGGCTAAGTCAGACTGGATGTCTATGCCCGACAGTCCTGCTATTTCAGATGCTTGGAAAACTTATCGAAAAGCCTTGCGAGATTTACCTGCTAGTAAGTCTGACCCTAATGACATCGTTTGGCCTACAGCACCGTAAAGGATTAAAAAATGTCTGCATTAAAAACCGACACAATAACAACGATAACAGCCAACACCAATCTTACCCTGAATGGTACAGGAACTGGTGGGATTAGAATTGGTACAGGCTTTGGCGCGTTTCAACAGACAGCCTTTAGTGTCGGAACAAACACTAGTGGCACAGAAACTCTATCGGCTGTAAATGGAAACATACAAGCTGGTATCAACGGCGGTGCACATACTCTGGCTCCGCAAGCGCAACTTTCAACTATTGTTCTCCAGTATACAAATAATGGATCGGCTGGAACGCTGACTACTTCTGGTTATACAATTGTCACAGGCGATGATTTAACGACAACGAACGGCCACGACTTTATGCTCTACAGTACCGTAGTTGGCTCGTTTAAACACCTTAATGTGGTGGCTTTGCAATAATGTTAATGCCAATGTACTCATCTTATAATTCATCCACTCCTGTAACAGCCGCCTTTACTGCTAGTGCTGTGACAGGATCTAGTGCTACTGCGTACACGTTTTCTAGTCAGGCATTAGGAACGGCTGGCGCAACACGAATGATCGTTATTAATGTTACTGGTTCTTCGAATAGCGGAGGAGCAACCCCTATAAATACACTTACAGTCGCCGGGGTTTCAGCGGTTAAAGCAAAAGAACAAGTTTCCAGCGGGGAAGCGGGTTATTCACAAGATATTTGGTACGCACCTCTTGCTTCTGGCACATCTGGTGACGTTGTAGTCACATTTTCAGGCGCACAAGCAAGATGTGGCATTGGACTGATGGCTGTTTATGACGCTGATGATAGTCCCACCTTTACTAACGGGAACTCTGATGACCCAATGGTTGCTACAATTTCGTGTCCAGCAAAAGGAATAATTATTGGTTCTTGTACTATGAACGCAGACGAGGGCGTACCAACTACTACGTGGACAAACTTAACCGAAAAATACGATCAACAAGTTGAAAGCATACAAAGTCATAGCGGAGCATTTGCTACTTTTGATTCGGCTCAAACAGATTTAACTATAACTAGTAACCCTAACGTAGCGGTGAGTCGCAGAGCAATGCCACTTGCTGCTTGGGGTCCAGCGGGTGACGCAGCACCAGAATACATCACGCTCGCATCTTCAGATTGGCAGGGCGATACTGGCTCTGCAAGTCTTGGCGCTGGTACAGTAAGCCTGACGGCTGGCGATAAGAATATTAGAACGGCTGACGATTTGATCCCCGCTGGCGTAGACTTTGACTTTGAAGCTACCTTTGCATCATCAACTTCAGGCTCACAACTACTTGGTATTACAGATAACGGTACAGGAACAGGAGCGCAACAGCCCACCATTGCCAATCCAATTAATTTTGCGCGTAATGGTAACTCCAATATCGGCTGGTC